GGACGTAACGCTCTGGGTCGCTTTTGCCGAATCCAATATCGTGGAGTCGGCAGGTGAGCCTCCACACGGCACTGTTGGCGAGGGTCTGATCGTCTAGGGCTGCAAGCACCGACTCGAACGGTGGCGTGTAATGATCCCACTTATCGTACGTGAGCCCCTTAAACCAGTGATCGTTCTTATCGTAGTACTGTGCGCCAGTGATGTACCCGACCGTGTATTTTTTGATGGTTGACCATTTCGGGATGTCTATTTCTACTTTGTCAATCTTCCCTGACCGTGAGTAATCTACACTCCACGCTGACTCGCCTGCATCTGCACATATCCAAGCGTGGCCTGCACTCGGTGCGCCGCCCCCACTGCTGTAAATGATCGCACCTGAGGGGACTGAACGCCACCAAGCTTTATCGTTGGGGTCTGGGCAGTCCGTCCGATACTTCTTGGAAACGTTAAAAAAAGCTTCACGGGCCGTGCCGCCGTAGGCTGGCATACCGTAGGCCTTCCGGCTCATAGACTGACAGAGGTTGTGCCAGTTTTGGGACGGATTCTTGGATTCATCCTTGCACCACTGGAGGGCGTTTTCTACGTTCCTCATTCTGCCGCACTCCCATCATCATTCATTACCTGTGTGGAGTCGTGTGGCGTGGCTTCAATGTTCTTGAGCTCGTCTAGTTCCTTGTCGTTATCGTTGTCGTACTTCTCCATGATCAGGCCTTCCGTGCTTTGATTTTCGCTATTGCTGCTGCCCGAGCACGGGCTGTGTGTGGCATGATTGTGGGTGTTTTCGGGGCTTTCTTAGGTGGCTCCACGGGCTCCACTTTTTCCTGGGGGTTTTCCTCGGTCATGATTCCTCCTCTGGGATTGTTTTTGGTATCATGAATTGGTCGGCCTGCCTGTCATACGTTAAGCCTGCGCCAGCGTACACGCCACGGAAGTTTCCGTTGTATGAGGTGAACCGCCATTCTTCGCCGCTGCCTGGGTCATGTAGGCCGAGGCTTTCCATGTAGTCCATGAGTAACTGATCCTGTGGGAACGTGCCGACCTTGCTTTGGATCGTTTTACCTTTCGCATCCGTGAACTTGTCATCATCAACAGCGAGTACTTCACGGACGACTCCGTTACTGTCTATTCTTGCTGCGTGTGCCATGTCTACACCTTCACTCGTATTGTTACGGTTCCCGATCCACCGTTACCGCCTACCGAACCATTAGACAAGTCGTAAGCCGCCCCGCCCCCACTTCCCGTGTTTGGGGACGCTGCACCGCCAGTTGAGCCGGTCACCCCCACGCCACCGATACCGCTACCACCGGCCCCACCCGCCGACAGGCCAGAGCCGCCGCCGCCTGCACATAAATCTACGGATGTGCCTCGAATACTTATCACGCGGCCTGAAGCTCCCGCACCACCGTAGCCCGATATTGTAGGGGACTCGCCTCGGCCAAGTACTCCAGAGGCTGCACCCCCACCACCGCCAGCCGCCTGAACAATCGTTGATGATACAAGGCCGCCATCTCCACCGACTCCGACTAGCCCTGACCCTCCCGAACCTGTTCTGGTTGCTCCAGTGTTTCCCGCCGAGGCTCCGCTTCCTGAGCCGCCATCCGAACCGTCAGCCACCACCCACCCGCTGCCGTCATATATTCTGGGCACGCCCCCAGCCCCACCAGGGGCTATGTAATCTGCTAAGCGTGACGCGTTCCCGTGCACACCCATCGTTGGCTGATATGTGATTATTCGACCAGCACCACCGGCCCCCACAATCACTGGGTGATTAGCAACAGGTAGGTAAGCGTCAACAACATATAGTAGCGCGCCAGCTCCTGCACCAGAGGCATAACCAGCACCGCCGCCACCGCCGCCAGCGCAGATTAGTAGGTCACAGAATCCCGCCGTGTCTATATTCACAGTCGATGTGCCTGTAAAAGTTAAGAATTTCCATGCCTGGCCTGTGCCGTCTGTGTATGTGCCGGTCGCTGTGTCTGTGAAGTTCGCAGGGCCGGCGCTGCTAAAAGGGGCCCATGCCGTCCCGTCATATCGCCATACTTTGTTATCATCTAGGGTCTGGGCCAGCTGGCCTTGCACTGGTGTGGGGATCGCCGCGTCACGCGCTGCCGCGTCAGCGAAAGGATTCACCGCGTACTTATCGAGCCTGTTTGCTAGGGCTAACGAGGTCGCTGGGTAGTTCGCGACCAGGTCGCTGCTCTCCACATACGGATTTCCCGCTGAGGTTGTTGCCATTTCACACTCCTACTAGGTCGTTGTTGCTTACTACCTCAAACCATCTGGCTTGATCATATACCTCACCCCACGTTATATCTGGGATCACATCAGCCCATTTCAGGATTTGGTAACTGAACCTGGGATCTGAGATTGACAAGGTAAGCGTGTGATTCCCGCCGTTATACGAGTCGGCCCATCCCTCGACTATTCCCGTGTAGTCATCGTAGGGGCCTTGGGCGGGTAGATTGTAGATCCGTAGTAGTGAGCCGCTGATCAGTTGCATGACGGCTGTGGTGGTTGCTGCATCTAGCAGGTTCACGAGGATACTGATCTGTCCTAGGTTCCACAGCGGGTTTGCTTGGGCTGTGATGACTTGCCCACCACGTATTGTCGCGTCGTTTACGTCACTGATCGTGGTGTCGAGTAGGTATTCCCTGCGCCCGTAGGCCGCTATGGAGCCGGAGTCGGTCTGCTGGATGGACTGATCCGTTCCATACGTCACCGTGATGTCGTTGATCAGGGGCTCAAGTTGTTTTGTCCATGTGGGGGACAGGATAATCCCAGCGCCGTCAATCGTTGTGCCGTTGATTCCTGGGGCGATACTTGCCCACGTACCTGGTGTGTTCGCCCACGTGTTTGTCTGGAGTGACCATATGCCGCTGAGGGTTGTTTGCCCACGGTTCCCGTAGTCCTCAAACACCACCGTGCCGTCTGGCGTGTCGTAGAAAGTCGCTCCCGACTGTGTGGCCATAGCAGCGACACCGTCCCAAGCCGTGGTGATTACAGCGTCCACAGCGGGCACGGCTTTAACGGTGATGTTGGCATCCCCACCGTTCAGGAATGTCACACCTGAGGCCACTAGGATCGCCTCCACGCGCTGTCTGACTGTCTCCTCCACATACCCTGACGCGCCCACATCTACTAGGCCGAGTTCGGCTAGGTTCCCCATGCCCGTAACAGTGGTTATGGCGGTGGGTGGGTTTGTGCCAGTGAAGCTCACATCTATATCCGAGATCTTTCCGGTGAACCTGGGCTGACCGTTAAACGATATGACTAGGGTGTCTGATATTTCCATCACGGGGCCAGCGGCCCCACGGATCACGAGCTGCGCGTTAGACGCTGTGGGGACATCTGTCACTGTGGATCTGCCGTGCATGATCGTGGTGTTGAACTCCACGGTTCCCATGTTAATAGCGGCCCCATTAAGGGACATAGTTAGGCTCATGTGAGTACCGGCTGTACTACTGATCCGGCGCGAGCATCGGCTCGCCTCATGATATTCTGGATGGCTAGTGATACGGCTTGCTGTGTGATTCCTGCTTGGACGGCTGTAGCGTTCGCTACCTTCTCGGCTCTGGCTGCTGTGGCTGCCGCGTCCACGTTGCGTACGGCTTCGGCTACATCCTTAGCCAGTCGCGACTTGAACGCCGCACCGACAGGCTTCGCCATGTTCTTGCCTAGTTTGGCTAGGGTTTTCTGTTCGGCTTTGAGTTGCTGAGCCAGTCCTGTGACCATTTCGGCGGCTGATGCCACCCCAGCGATAGCGAACTCTGGCACTAGTCCCATCGCTAGGCTTGCCGTGGTCTCCTGGACACCTACCCATTTATCGTTGATTGTGGGGATTAGCCCGTCATCTATCATCTGTTGGCCTAGCGCGCCACCTGTTTCTGGCCCGAGACTTGCGATAGCCTGTATAAGCGTATCGTCAGCCCCTGACTGTTTGATACTCGTGAGCACGTTACCGAACCATTTAGCCTGTTCGATCTGCTGATTAAAAGCGTCCACCATACCGATACCTGTGGCTTTGCCCGCGTCATCTAACTGCCCCTCAAAGGCTGCACCGAGGTCTATACCGCCGAGTAGGTCACGCTGGATTGAGGTTGCGTAATCTTTCACTGCTGATATGGCGGATCTAAATGCGGTCACGGAATTATCAAGGGCTGTGGCTGTGAGCCCCTCCTGCTCTTGCAGGATCTCTTGAGCGTCTGCGGCTTTCAGTTCCCACTTCGTCAGTGTCTCTGTGGCTTTCGCTGCGCCCTTAGTCGCCGTGGTCGTGTCATCTATCAGCTTGGCTCGGCGTTCTAAGTATGGGGCCAGCGCAGCTTCTTGCTTAAGGCGTTGCGCTGCGGCTACCCCACTGTCATACGCGGTCTTGGATAGGTTCCTGCGGTTTATCTCCGCCAGGCCGTCAGCCACACGCTGCGCCTTGGCCATCTCAATCGTGGAGTCCCGCACACCATCTATCGCATCAGAAGCAATTCGGGCGGCGCGCTCAGTTTCAATCAGTCCAAGTGCTAACTCGCTGGCTCCCAGTGTGGCAAGGCCAAAGCCTACCCGCAAGGAAGTCAGGGCGTTGGCTAGCAGCAGGGATTGTTCCTCCGTGCCCTCCTCCGCTTCCGTTGCTCCCGTGAGTGAACTGATCCATTCGTCAGTTTCGGCTATAACTGTTCCAATGCCACGGGTGAGGTCACCTATTACAAGACCCACGTTTTCAATCTTTGCTGCCATGCCCTGTGATCCACCCATGGCGGATGTGGCTGTTTCTATGGCATCAACCAGCCCGAGACCGATCTCGGCTTTAGCGTCCTCGACAGCGGCTGTGAGGATGCGTTGCGTATTGGCGAGGCCGTCTGCTGTACGGGCGAAGTCTCCTTGCGCGTCAGTTGTTTGGGCGAGAATGACCTGGTGGGCGGCGAGTACTTTCTGCTGCGTAGTGAGCATCCCTGTGCCGTCATATATCCCCATTGTGAGGGCTTGGGCTTTAAGGGCTGCGTCATCTAGCAGGACACCGAAGCGGCGTAGTGGCTCGGCTTCGCCGCGTAACGCGGAGCCAATGGCTGTGATGGCTTCCTGTGGGCTGGAGTTGTTGAATGAGGCAAGGTCAGCGGATAAGGTCACGAGGTCTGTGGAGAAGTCCACAAGATCCTGGTCGGCTAAACCTGCCGCTTTCCCGAACTGGGCGAAAGTCGCTGCGGCTTCCAAAGCCATAGTTTCGGTTTGCCCCAGGGCTGTCACACTGGTTTGAGCGAACTCTAGAATCGCGTCAGAGGACTCACCGAAGATCTGACCTACTTTGTTTTGTGTTTCTATCAAATCTGATGCCGCGTTCACTGCGTCCACACCAAGTTTAACGGCGAACGCTCCGGCGGCTGCTGTGGCAGCTATTAGGGCTGGGCCCAGGTACTTGCTGACCGAGTTACCGAAACCCTTTAGGCCACCTTCAGCCTGGTTAATACCTCGGTTAAACTTTTTCAGGTCGGCGGCTAGGTATACGGTAAGGGTTTTGCCTGTGCTCGGGGCCATCAGATCACCGGCCATTTCCGTACGACACGATCAACAGCTTCGCCCCACTCTTGCAGGGCTGGCTTCTGGTAAGCCCTAGCTTTTGCGATCCAGTTGGTTTGCTCGAAAGGTGCTGGTGAGTCTCTGCGCTTGCCTGTGTCGGTCGGGTATCTGAGCATGTTCGATGACGCGCCGCCCCGTGTCACTTTCTTGTTCTTGCCGATCATGACTTTGGGTAGCCGGTCAGATCCGGCCCTAATATCGTCAGCGATAACCTGGCCCCAGCCGCCACCGGCCTTGAGCGCGGCCTGTTTCCATGCCGGAACCATGTGCCTCTCGGCGATAGTTTTCGATGCCGAGCGT